GCTGCATACACTGGCCGTAAAACACGCCTTGCGAATCCTGCAGCGGAATCTTTGCCGCCACAAATGCCGCGTCTATGTAGTCTCGACAAAAACAATTGATGTAACGCGGCGAAGTCATCATGCCGCACACTTTTACAGATTTTGAGGTCACTCGTTTGCTCCGGGTGTTTAGGGGTGATTAGCCAATTGCGACAAAGTCGGCCTGTCCTGTGGTGCCTGATGGCATCGTGTCCATCATCAACTCTGCAACGGCAGCCAATGACACGACGCTGTTGGTCGTGTGAGTACCAGGTGTTGCGAACAGACGAACGTATCGCTTTCGCGTTCCGTCGTTGTTAATGTGAAACTTTGCGTCGCGGCCAGTCGCCGTTGACAGCGTCACGGACAACTGCATCGTGCTGGTGCTGATGTCAGTAAAGTCGGTCGTGGTTGTGGTGTCGGATTCTTGAATCTTCACGACGACTGGTGCTGCGTTTGTGTTCGCCGCAACTGAAGTCGCGAGGATGATTGTCGCATAATCGCAGTCTTTCATGTCTACGATAGTTCCAGCAACCGTTGCCGTTGCCGCCGCCGTCTGTGCTGACAGTGCAATCACTGCCTGAGTTCTTTGATTTGCTTTCATGTGATCACCTTATGAAAATGTGTGCAATTGGTTTTAAAAAGACCGGAACGCCAGCAAGCCAACGTTCCGGCCGGGTCCACCCGGAGCGACGAGTGGCTCAACTATTAGCCCATCTGAATCATGAGCAGTGGACCTGCAACAGAAGCTGTTCCGCGTTCATGCACATTGATGTCGAATCGTTCTGTCACTCGCAACGCCAGAGCGTCCTGAGCAAAGTACAGCGATTCGTCAGCTCGCAGAGTCACGCCACGGCGAGTGCCCATCGTTGCGGCCATCGCAAGATCACCGAAGTAGGCAATCTTTGTTGTGCTTGCTGCTGTCGATGGAAGGGTCTGAATAAACCGCACTGGATAGCCGAGGAACTGCAGCACTGGCCCGTTGCCGAGATCCTGCACGGTGTTTCCACCAGCAGCCATTTGCAGGCGACCCATTGAAGCATGGTAAACGGCCTTGTGGACGTACCACGCTGGCTGAATGCCTGGAAATTCCGGCAACTTGCCGACTGCTTCCTGAAACGTGCCGATCAGCAGGTTCGCCAATGCGGTGACGCCAGTTGCGGTGACCACGGAGCCTGCCGCCAGTGCGTTTGCAACGCCGGTGATGCCGCCGTAAGTGCTGGTGCCATCGCCAAGGAACCCGCAGGAGTCTTCGCGAACGGCCAAGGCATAGGCGAATTCGCGAGCGTAGTAATCAGCGACTGCGATGATGGAATCCTCGTTCAGTTCGCTGGAATACTGCGTCAAAGCAGCCAGTTTCTTAGCTTCCAAACGCACCTGATCAAGTGCCGTTGTGGATGCGGTGATCGTGTCGTTCTGGCCCACGAAATACGTGGTGAATCCAGAGACACGACGAGGCACCAGCGACACATCAGAAGTCATCGGCCAGTTCATGGCGTATCGCCGAAACATGCCGAATTCTTCCTTGAGGTCGATCAGAGCGTTTTCCAGCACTTCAGGAACGAGATACCCGCCCTTGCTGTTTTCGTCGCTGCTGTGCTGCATCGACACGCCGTGATCTTTCAGCCACATCTTTGACTTGTCATCGTTGCCGATGGCAGCCATCAAAAATCGGCCGGTCAAGTACGCGTTTGCCTCAGCGTCTGGGCCTTTGAAGTGCTTGACTGTGCCGTGACGCTTGGCAGTTGCTGGAACAAGCACCCGAGGAGGCTCTGCAGTGGCGAGTGCGGTGCTGTTGGCTTGGCCGCCAACTTCGATTGAGCCGATTGAACGAACTCGTGCGGCTGCGTTTGCGTTGACGCGAGCAGCTCGTTTTTCGTCGGCGTACAATTTCTGCAGAACGCCGGGCTTGTCGTCCGTGCCTTGGATGCGATCCACTTCGGCGGCTTCTTCTGGCGTGAAGTCGCGGTTTTCTTCCTTTGCGAGAGCGACGATGGCATCAACCTTGCCAAGCTCTTCGTCAATTTGCTCGCGAATTACCTTCAGATTCCAAATCATTTCCATAGTCCTTAGTCGATTGTGATGCCGACTCAGGCCATGAAAAAAGCGGCTCAAAAAGTCGGCGAAATTGTATTCGCTTTGACTTTTCCGCGCCGCTAACGAGTTGCTCAGAAAAATGTGTTCGGTGCGGGATGACTCCCCGCGTGCGTGCATCTAAGCAGATGATTTGTTTTCTGTCAATAGAAAAAGGCGACTGAAATGAATCAGCCGCCTCTACCTTGCCTTACCCAGCCCTGCCCTGCCGGACCTTGCCTTGCCGTGCCCCGCCGAGGCCAATCCTGCCTTGACGATTTGCGGAACCGCCACCAACTCTAAAAGAGTCCCTGCCACGCCCCGCCGCGCCCAGCCTTGCCAATCCCTACCCCGCCTCGCCGAACCTTGACGATTCGCGATGCCACCACTCTGATAATCAGAGCCTTGCCGTGCCGATCCTTTTCCCACCATGCCCCACCTCACCGTGGGATTTACTTGCTGCGGGAACGATCCGCAGTTCGCCAACCAAGTGACACCTTGCCTTGCCGAACCCAAGCACACCCATCCGCACCGTGCCCTGCCGGGCCTTAACAATTCGCAGAAACCACCACCAACTCTAAAAAGAGTCCTTGCCAAGCCTTGCCCGACCCCGCCTGACCTTGCCACACCCTGCCGCGCCATAACTATTCAACAATCTGAAACCGGCCAAACTTCGGGCGATAGTCGCACAGCCCGACCTGCGTTCCAGCATCTGACACCGCCAGCATGATCTGTTCAGGATTCACAAGATCAGCGTTGTAACTGACTTCGAATTCCAGTCGCCAGTTGCGGAAGATTGGCCGCGTTCGCATGACTCGCGACGTGCCGACCTTAACGCCTCGCACGTCCGCAAACTCTTCGTTCCGCTCCCACAGTTGATCCACGGTCAGCTTTTCGCCGTAGTCAAGCGGAGCGTTTTCCATCACGGCGATAGCTGATTTGAATTGTTTGCCGAGCTTGCTTTTCTTCGCGCCTTCGATAAGGCATGACTCAATAACTTCTGATGGAATTTGAACAACACCCGCTGGAGAAACGTAAAGCCCTGCTTTAAATTCCAGTCTGCTTAACTCAGCGTGTACCTCGTCCGTTTTCTTTCGCTGCCCAGTCAATGCCTTCATCTGCTTGACCAACGGATTCAGCGGATTCGCAAGCTGCCCGTTGTGCATTAACAGAGGTGCAATGCCTTCGATCGTAAACGTGATAGAATTAGCCATGTCTTACCACTCCATGAAAAAACCCGCACACAAGCGGTCAGACTTGTGGCGGGTTTCTCAGTCCGGATTACTCCGGGAAAGTTCTGTTGAATCATCTCTGACCAGATGACTTGTGCGAGATAGTAGGAGGATCATCGCAACGTGTCAACGCCCAAACATAGCCTTAATTTGCTGAAGTCGTATTTCACGCGATGCAATCGTTGCTGGCGTCCGACTTCCTGCCTTTGGCTCGTTGGTCTTTTCGCCTTCCGGCTTGCTGCCATACATCGCCTTTGCGAACTTTGGAGCGTCAACGACAATATCTCCGACCTCTGTCGCAAACCCGGCCGCAACTGCTTCTTGTGCCGTGTACCACGTTTCTGCGTCGAGAATGGCCATTATCTTTTTGCGGTCCTTTTTTGTCCGGTCCATGTAGGCGTCCAGAATCGAATCGCGGTATTTGTCCAGAACGTCAGCGGTCTTTCGCAACTCAGCGGCGCTACCCATCGCCATCGTCCACGGATTGTGAACCATCATCATGGCATTTTTTGCCATCACGACCCGATCTCCAGCCATTGCGATGTAACTGGCGATCGAATACGCCGACGAATCGACGACAACATCAACGCCGCCCTGATGCCGCTTCAGTGCGTTAAAGATTGCTCGCCCTTCGTCCACGCTTCCGCCGGGGGATGAAATCCGGAGCGTCACCTTGCGGCCTGACATCTTTGCAAGGTCAGGTAGTACCGTTGCCGCGTCAATCATGCCCCAAAAAGATGAGCCGATTGCGTCGTAGAGAAAGATTTCGCCGGTTTCCAAATCAGACTGGTACATGCTTCGCAACCTTTTCGACTAGGGAATCATGAACGAAAATTGAATTGACTCGTGTCGTCCCGAGTCGCGTGTAATTGAAATCACAAGCAATCGAATAAATGGTTGTGGCGTTGTCTTGAATCTTGAAGCCTCCATCGATCTCAATGCCTAGCAGCCACGCTGGAACACGCCCTACATCATCCGTATTTGCAGGATGACATTTGTCGAAGTGTTCCACCATCAGCATTCTTGGTTTGTGATACGTTAACATCTGCTCCATGATGACGCTGTCGATGCTGTCAACGTCAATCACGCACAGCATTAAGTTGTCACCAAGGTGGCAACTCGTGTTTAGGACGAACGCTGCGCGAAGATTTGCTTTTGGAAACTTTTCGTGAAGTTTTTTCAGGGACTCTGAATCTTTTTCGAATAGCACGCAATCAAGCCCGTAATTGTAAAACGGCTCGATCGTCAACGGCAGTTCTTCGCCGTCACCAGCACCGACTTCAACGCACTGGCCCGGCTGGTTGAATAGGTTCGCCAGCGCAACCAAAATTCCCTGTTCACCAAACTGCCATCCGCCTGACGTTTCTGTGAGCCACTCAAACTCCGGCCTATCCGCCACAAATCCTTCTGTCATACTGTCGCTCCGAGTATGTAGTCTGCCAAATCTTCAACACGTTCGGCCCATGATGCCGTCAGCTCCCCGACAGCGTCTGGCAATGCCTTCGCTGCCGTCTTGCTCATGACTTCGATCAACGCATCCTGTGAAATGCGGCAATGCTCTGCCGCTGCGTATGGCGTTCCTCCAAGTTGTTCGCAAACATCGCCCAGCGTGTGCTGCCATTTAGCGTAAAACTTTTCAACCGACTGAATTGGCGTTTTTGTTTTGACGGCTGCCGCCACTCGCTGCTGCTCGATAGCCAGCAACGGCCGCAATCGTGAAATTACGGCCATTCTCTGAACGGCTTCCGTCTCTGGATCGTCCTCCGGCTCAGGGTCTTCGGGAACGTCTGGCGAATCCTCTTGCATCGGTGCTGTAACTGTGATCGCTGGATTCTGATATTCATCCCCGCCGTCATAGGGATTCATGTCCAGTTTTTCGCGTGCTTCATTCGGGCTGATAACCGTTGCTGCAATCAATTTTGTCAGGTATTCCGCCTGCTTGAGCGGGTCCATTCTCATCAGGGCATTGGTGTTAAACTTGAAGTAGTGGGTTTCGCTGGTCAACTGGCGTTCCGTCAGCAACGATCGATTGCAAGCGGCCTCAATGTGAACCAACCAGCGGTTTAGGCAGTTCGTCAGGTACGCCAAGTGCTTTTCTGCAAGGCTGTTGTACGACACTGAGGAATCATCGCCAAGAATCTCCTCAAGACAGAACCACATCGCAGCCTCTTGACGCTGAAATAGACGCTGCTCTATCCACTGGGAATCCTTACCGCTCATCGACACCATGTTTGCCTTGATGCCTTCGCGGAGCATTGCCGTTTTCCCGGTGTTTTCTGCCCCGTCGTGAGCCTCGCGGAACATTGACAAAAACTTCTTCGCTTCTTCCTCATTGCGAAACATGCCGCCAGGCGCTTCAAGAATCAAAGAACCGCTGAATCCTTTTTTGGCGAGGTTTCGAACCTGATCTTCCGCTGACAATCCGGCGTCCAGGCTGTTGCTCATGACTGCGGCTGCGTTCAGGCCCGCCAATCCGTTGAAGCTTAGCCCATGCACGAAAAACACGTCTTCGTCGGGAAACCAAACCGTCTGGCTGTCGGACGTAACACCGACCTTTTTAGCTAACGGCTCGTGCTGGCACAAAACGGTGCCGTGGTATCGCTTGCCTTCGTACCATTCGGAACTTGATCTGTCTGGCAACAGTGGCCAAAGAGCAACTGGCCGCCCGCCTTCGCGTTCCACAACACATC